TATGAATTTGGCGAGTAGTTTTTACACAAACGTTGTAGAGTATAAAGGTAAGCTTCTTATAAGAGGTGTCAATAATGGACAATCTTATTTGAGTCGTATCAATTATAGTCCTAAACTATATCTACCTACAAAAGAACAATCAAAATACAAAACACTAGACGGTACTAATCTAAAAGAAAAGCGATTTGATTCTATATCAAAGGCAAAACATTTCTATAGTGAGTACAGCACAATACCAGAGTATAAAATCTTTGGTATGAATAGATACAACTATCAATACATCGCTGACGAATACAAAGGCGAGATAAGGTGGAACAAAGACTACATTAAGATATTCACACTTGATATAGAAACCGAGTGTGAGGGCGGCTTTCCCGATCCAGATACTGCAAAAGAAACGATTATCTGTATCACTATAAAAAATCACAGCAACAAACAGATTATTACATGGGGTACAGGTGACTTCATTTCTAAACAGGCAAAAGTAACTTATGTAAAATGTCAAAACGAAAAGCACATGTTGCTAGAGTTTCTAAAATTTTGGTGTAAGAATCATCCTGATATTCTAACAGGTTGGAATGTAAAGTTTTTTGATTTACCTTATCTTATGAATCGTATGAGATATATTTTTGATAATGATACTATCAATAAAATGTCACCATGGAATTATGTCAATGCAGATAGAATACAACTTGGTAATAAAAACAATCAGATATGGAATATACTAGGTCTATCTGTACTAGATTATTTTGATTTATATAAAAAGTTTACATATGTCCGACAAGAAAGTTATAAACTAAATTACATTGCCAAGGTAGAACTAGGCGAACAGAAATTAGATAACCCATATGAAACGTTTAAAGATTTCTATACAAAAGATTATCAAAGGTTTGTAGAGTACAATATACAAGACGTAGAACTTGTTGATAGACTCGAAGACAAAATGAAACTAATTGAGTTATGCCTGACTATGGCATATGATTACAAAGTAAATTATAATGATGTGTATTCACAAGTAAGATGTTGGGATACAATCATCTATAATCATTTACTTACAAAAAATATTATTATACCACCTAGAGAAGATCAGATTAAGGATACACAATACGAAGGTGCATATGTAAAAGATCCACAACTAGGTTTACATAACTGGATTGTTTCGTTTGATTTAAACAGTTTGTATCCACATTTAATTATGCAGTACAATATATCGCCAGAAATGTTTGTTGGTGTAGAACCTAAAGCAGTAGGTGTAGAAAACTTTTTAGAAGAAAAACTAAATCTCAAATGGGCAAAAGATCGTAACGTGACTATTGCACCAAACGGTGCCATGTTTAAAAGAGATAAACAAGGTTTCTTACCTGAACTTATGGAGAAGATGTATACCGAACGTGTAGTATATAAGAAGAAGGCAATTGAAGCCAAGATAGAATATCAAAAAACAAAAGACCCAATCTATTCAAATGAGATTTCACGTTGCCATAATATTCAAATGGCAAAAAAGATTTCGCTCAACTCTGCTTACGGGGCGATAGGTAATCAATACTTCAGATACTTTGATGTAAAACAGGCAGAAGCAATTACATTAGGTGGTCAGTTATCTATTCGTTGGGTAGAACGTGATGTAAATAGATTTATGAACAAGTTGCTAGGCACAGATAATAAGAATTATGTTGTGGCGTCTGATACAGATTCAATCTACCTAAAACTTGATACACTTGTTGAAAAAGTTTGTAAAGACAAATCAACAAAACAAATCGTTGACTTTCTAAACAAAGCAGCCGAAGAAAAAATACAAAAAGTTATTGACGATAGTTATCAAAATCTTGCTAACTATGTAAATGCTTATCAACAAAAAATGATTATGAAACGTGAAGCAATTGCTAACAAAGGTATATGGGTTGCTAAAAAACGTTATATGATGAATGTATTTGATGAAGAAGGTGTACGATATGATATACCTAAACTAAAAATTATGGGCGTAGAAGCAGTTAAGTCATCTACACCTGAAGTCTGTAGAGGTAAGATTAAGGATGCTATTCGTGTAATTATGAATGACAGCGAAGACGCTCTAATAAAATTTGTAAACGATTTCAAAGAAGTATTTAAAGAACTCTCGCCAGAGGAGGTTGCCTTTCCTAGAAGTTGTAATAATGTCAACAAATATATTGACAGCAATTCAATCTATAAGAAAGGCACACCTATACATGTTAAAGGTGCATTGATATATAATCACCATATCAATAAGCACAGACTAGGTATGAAATATCCTCTTATTAAAGATGGTGATAAGATAAAATTTTTAATGTTAAAACAACCAAACACAATTAAAGATACAGTTATTTCTTTCTCTACAAAGATACCATATGAGTTTGAATTACACAAGTACGTAGATTACGATACACAATTTGAAAAAACATTTACTGATCCTTTACGTTTCATACTTGACTCGATAGGGTGGAAGTTAGAACGTGAGGCAACACTAGAGGCTTTCTTTGGATGAAAATATTAATATTTGGATTACCAGGTTCAGGTAAAACAACACTAGCAAAATTGTTAGTGCCTATGTTTAATGCTGTACATCTTAACGGAGACAAAATAAGAAAAGAACTTAATGATTGGGATTTTTCCGAACAAGGCAGATTAAAACAATCAATAAGATTAAAAATACTTGCTGATAAAGCAGTTAATGAAAATAGAAAAGTAATTGCAGATTTTGTTTGCCCAACGGAATATACAAGAAAAGAATTTAATGCTGATTATAAAATATGGATGAATACAATTAAAGTAGGTAGATATGAAGATACAAATAAAATGTTTGAAGAACCTAAAAATCCTGACTTTATTGTAACTCACTTTGAGGCAGATATGTGGGCATATTTAATTAAGAATGATATTTACAAATGATAAAAGAAATTACAAAATACGTTGCAACGGAATTTATTATGTCAAGGCACTACTCTCCTGTTATGCCTAAACTAACTAAACACTATTGTGGATATTATGTTGATGATATACTACAAGGAGTTGTAACCTTTGGTTGGGGTACAAGACCTAAACATACAATACAAAAACTATTTCCGACATTAGATACTACAGATTATTACGAGATAGGTAAGATGTGCATGGACGATAGTATGGGCAAAAATAGCGAAACACAAATGCTATCAAAAGTATTAAGTTGGTTAAAAGAAAATACTAAAATTAAATTTCTATTTACTTGGGCAGATGGTCTTGTTGGCAAACCAGGTTATGTATATCAAGCATTTAACTTTTTATATGGTGGGTTTATATGGACAGATACATACGTTACCGAGAAAGGTGAAAAGGTGCATCCTAGAACTATACAAAGTCAATTACCTAATACACATAACTACAAATATGGTAGTCGTCCTAACCCAAAACAATTAAAAGAATTAAAATTAAGTAGAGTAAAAGGCAAACAATTTAGATATATTTTACCTATGAATAAAAAGATGAGAAAATTTTTAAAACATAGTACCGTAGATTGGAATTTAAACTATCCAAAAGATAAAGATTTAGTATGGAAAATTAAAAGACCTAAAGATACATCATACACATTAACAAGTGTAATGCCATTTAAACTAACAAAAGAAGTAGAATACAATAAAGATAATGTTAAAAGAAATACAGGTGCAACATTAGAAAGTTTTTTAGTATGATAGATGTATTACTATTATTATATTTAACTGTATTCATTGCTTTTCAAGCAGGTCAACGTTTTGCAATGACAAATATAAGAACAACAACATTTTTAATTATTATATTATTATTATGGACACTAATAAAATTATCAACGCCGACAGCATAGAACATCTAAAAACTTTAGATGAGAATGTATTTGATTCTTGTGTAACTGATCCACCATATCATTTACAATCTATTGCTAAAAGGTTTACAAATAGTACAGAAGCTAAATATGGTAAAGATGGTTCATTTCAAAGACTATCAAAAGGCTTTATGGGTAAAGAATGGGATGGTGGCGACATAGCATTTCAAAAAGACTTCTGGCAAGAAGTGTATAGAACTTTAAAACCAGGTGCAGTATTATTAGCATTTGCAGCCACTAGAAATTATCATAGAATGGCTGTTGCAATAGAAGACGCTGGGTTTGAAATCTTTGATATGATAAACTGGATATATGGTAGTGGGTTTCCTAAAAGAAGAAACTTATTAAAACCAGCACACGAACCTATTGTTATGGCAAGAAAAGGTATAAATCCACCATTAAATTTAGATGAGTGTAGAGTTGGTGATGAAGTATTTGATACAAGTAAAAATGTTCGTAAAGAAGCAATGAATAAGAAAGCAGTATATCAGTTAGGTTTAAAAGAAGATTACAAAGGAACAATAGTAAAAGGTAGATGGCCTGCAAATATTATTCATAGTGGTTTAGATACTGATTGGGCAGATTTCTTTTATTGTGCTAAGGCAAATAAAAAAGAAAAAGGAGATACTGAACACCCTACAGTAAAACCATTAGACTTAATGAAGTACCTAGTGCGATTAGTTACACCTGAAAACGGTCTTGTATTAGACCCATTTGCAGGTACAGGTACTACAGGTGAGGCAGCTATGTTAGAGAATCGTAAGTATTATTTAATAGAAAAAACAAAGGATTATATTAAAGATATAGAAAGGAGAGTTGAGAAATCAACGTTACCATGTTAGAATTGACATTAGCAATAGTATATGTTATACTGATATATAGTTTTATATATTGGTTATTAAAGAAATGGAACAATGAAGATATTAAAAGATAGTGTAAACGATTTCTTTAAATGGGTCAAAGGTACCGAGTTAGTAGAACTTGACAACATAGATGTATCTGAGGATCCTGTTAGACCTGAATTAACTTTAGGTTTTAGAATTACACACGATAGAAAAATATTCGGATTAAAATTTGAAAATGAAATAGAAGCAATTATTTGCGTTGCATTTTGTCCTGAAGTACCATATACCGTAAGAGAAATGGATTATATGTCCAGAGTAAAAGATGGTAAGATTGCTATTGCATATACGGTATGGTCTCGTAAAAGAGGTGCAGGTAAAGAGATAGTAAGAAAACTAGGCGAGTGGGCAAATAAAAATAAAATAGAAAGACTAGTAACTCTATCACCACTTACACCAATGGCAACACACTTTCATATTAGAAACGGTGCAAAACAAATACATATAAACGAAGAAACACAAAATTTTGAATATGACATTAAGTAATTACGCTGACGAAAACAAATTACCTATAATGGATCAACAAACGTTTGAGACCATTACAAATGAAATAGGTAAAGAAAAGTTTAGAGAAGATTTGGCACAATATATTGCAGACAATAGACCAAAGTTTCCTCTAAAGGAGATTTCATACGAGGCAATGCGTCAAGCATTTAAATCTTTACAGAAACAAGATGTATGGGAGTTTGTAAAACCTGTAGAACTATTAGAAAAAAATGTAAAAGAAAAGTATGATGATTACAAATATAATTTTAAAGACCATGGTCTAGGTATCATAGACGCACCATCTAATTTCAATGACATATCAAATTACTTTCATCAACATTTAAGATTGAATTGTGGTAGTTTTGGTTT